AAACGGTTACGGAAGCAGATATTCGTCATTTGAAATGGTCAACAAATGGGCATATTCGTATTGTGCGTAATAGTGTTCCACTATTAGCATTACACAATGGTGGTAGTATGGATTTTGATGAATATGGTCACACAATTGCAAACAATAATACACAAAGTGTTGTCATTGAAATTGTAACTGGTGGAACTCTTATTTTAGAACTATCAAAAGTGGCAACATACAATGTTGATCCATACACAGGAGTATCTCTATAATGAAACTCATTAAAGAACACATTGAAAATGTAAAATATCTTACCGAGAAGACAGAAGACGGTAAAAAGAATCTTTACATTGAAGGCATATTTCTTGTTGGCGATGAAGTCAATCGCAACAATCGTATGTACAAAATGGACACACTGCGTAACGAAGTTGCTCGTTACAAACAAGAATACATCGACACAAACCGTGCATTGGGTGAACTGGGACATCCAGATACACCATCGTTGAACCTGGAACGTGTGTCACACAAGATTACAAGTTTGGTAGAGAATGGTAATACATTTGTTGGTAAAGCACTGATCATGGAAACACCATATGGTTTGATCGCCAAGAATCTGATTGAGTCTGGCGTTGGCCTTGGTGTATCTTCACGTGCTTTGGGTTCTGTCGTTATGACAAAAGAAGGTTATAACCTAGTACAAGATGACCTGCGCCTTGCAACTGCTGCTGATATCGTTGCTGATCCTTCTGCCCCTGGTGCTTTTGTCCAGGGCATCATGGAAAACAAAGAGTGGTTATTCGTAGAGGGTAAGTTTGTCGAATCACATATTAATCATGCAAAACAGCAAATTCGTAAAGCATCACGCAGAGATATTGAATCTGTTGGATTGCAACTATTCGAAAACTTCCTACGAAAACTTTAAATTTTATAAATAGAAAATCATAAGGAGATATTCAATGGCAACAAACAAACTAATGGAAGCCGCAGCAGAGATTCTTGCATCAAGCAAGTCATCCGCTGGTGGTATGCCAATGCCTAAATTGTCACATGACACTCCAGGCAATTCTGGAACACCTGAAGACTTGGGCGGTCCTACACCACAGAACAACAAACCTACTGATGATTCTAACAAGTTGTTAAGCAAAGGCTCTGTTAAGAGTGCTTCTGCACCTACAACTAAACCTTCAGCAGCATCGGCTGATGTTCAACTTGGCGATCACAACATGAAACCAGGTTCAGGCACAAATATGATGCCTGAAGAAGAAGATCGTGAAGAAGAAGAAATGATTGATGATGATTCGGCAATCGAAGAAATGAAAGCACAGATGAGAGAAGATGTTGCTTCATTGTTTGCTGATGACAAAAACATTTCTGAAGACTTCAAAGCAAAAGCAGCAACAATCTTTGAAGCACGTGTATTTGACCGTGTAGCACAGATTCAAGAACAAATTGAGGCAGAATATGCTAATATGTTGGTTGAAGCTGTTGAAGAAATGAAAGCAGAACTCACAGAAAAGGTAGATGATTACCTGAACTACGTGGTAGAGCAGTGGATGGATGACAATGAGATTGCTATCGAAAGCGGTCTGCGTTCAGAAATCACAGAAGACTTTATCGCTGGTCTGCGTAATCTGTTTGCCGAAAACTATATCAACGTTCCAGAAGACAAAGTAGAACTAGTTGATGAACTAGCATCTAAGGTTGAAGAACTGGAAGTTAAACTGAATGAAGAAATTGAAGCAAATATTCAGTACAAAAAACAACTTACTGAAGCAATCAAAGTACAACTTGTAAATGAAGTATGCGAAGGTCTCACAGCAACTCAAGTAGAAAAAATCAAATCACTTGCAGAGAGTGTAGAATTTTCCACAGAGGAAGAATTCGTAGAAAAACTTGAGACGATTCGTGAGAACTACTTCCCATCTGGCGTAAAGAAGGCCGATGCTGCACAACTTCATGAAGAAGTAGAAGACGATGGTAGCGAAAAGAAAACTGCCGCTGACCCATACGTTGCTTCGGTTGTACAAGCGATTTCGAAAATCAAAATTTAAATAATAACAAAACAAGGAGATACAATAATGTATTTGTCTGAAAATCTACAAAACAAATGGGAAAGCGTTCTGGATCATCCAGATATGCCAAAGATTGCTGACCCATACCGTAAAGCGGTAACAGCAGTTATCCTCGAAAACCAAGCACAAGAAATGATCAAAGAAGGTGCAATCCTTTCCGAAGGTTCACCAACTAACTTTGCTGGTACAGGTGGTTTCAGTGGCGGTGCTGCTGCTGCTGGTCCAGTTGCTGGTTTCGATCCAATTCTGATTAGTCTGGTTCGTCGTTCACTACCTAACCTGATTGCTTATGACGTTTGCGGCGTTCAGCCAATGACAGGTCCTACAGGCCTGATCTTTGCAATGCGTACTCGTTTCAGCTCACAAAGCGGCACGGAAGCATTCTATAACGAAGCAAACACAGCATTCTCAGGTGCAAACGGAGCAATTGTTGCTGGTTCAATGACAGTTTCAGGTAACACGACTGATTATCTGTTTACAGGTAACGCTGCACCTACTGGCGCAATGACAACTGGTTCTGCTGAAGCACTAGGCGATGGCGCTGCTGGTAACACTTTCCAAGAAATGGCGTTCTCAATTGAGAAAGTCACTGTAACTGCTCGTACACGTGCGCTAAAAGCAGAATATTCAATGGAACTTGCACAAGACTTGAAAGCAGTTCATGGTCTTGATGCAGAAACAGAACTGGCTAATATTCTGTCTGCTGAAATTCTTGCTGAAATTAATCGTGAAGTTATTCGCACAGTTTATAAAATTGCAAAACCAGGTTGCCAAGCAGGTACAACTACTGCTGGTGTATTCAATCTTGATACCGACTCAAACGGTCGTTGGATGGTTGAAAAAATTAAAGGTTTGGCATTCCAATTGGAGCGTGAAGCAAATCAAATCGCTAAGTTGACTCGTCGTGGTAAAGGCAATATCGTCATCTGCTCTTCAGATGTAGCATCTGCTCTAGCAATGTCTGGTATTCTTGATTACAACTCAGCACTTGCAGGTCAAGTATCTTTGACAGTTGACGATACTGGTAATACATTTGCTGGTACAATCTTCGGTCGTATCAAAGTTTACATCGATCCATATTTCCCAACGGGCTCAACCTCTGAGTTTGCTGTAGTTGGTTACAAAGGCACAAATGCATACGATGCTGGTATGTTCTATTGCCCATATGTGCCACTACAAATGGTTCGTGCTGTAGACACTGGTACATTCCAACCTAAGATTGGCTTTAAAACACGTTATGGTCTAGTTGGTAATCCATTTGCAGAAGGCACTGCTCAAGGTCTTGGCGCTCTAAACACTCAGAGCAACAACTATTATCGTGCTTTCCGTATTGCAAACTTGATGTAATTAAACCACCAAAGAGTGGGTTTAGAGAGACACCTTCGGGTGTCTCTTTTTTTACATATAAATAAAGATATGACAGTTCTTACACGTAATCCAACAAATCCAAATTCGTTACAGCCAAACAAGTTTACGTTGAATATGGCTCGTACACCGAATTTGCAATATTTTGCACAAACAGTTTCAATACCTGGCATTTCTACGTCAGAAATACCAGTGCAAAATCCATTCGTAGAATTATATGCGCCTGGTGAAAAAGCAATTTATGATGTATTAAATGTTACTTTTATAGTTGATGCAGAGATGTTATCGTGGCTTGAAATACATGATTGGTTACGTGCAGTAACATTTCCTACTGAATATGAAGAATATAAAAATTTAAATAAATTAAATCAATTTTCTTCAGCATCATCAACTGCAACACCACAATATTGTGATGGTGCAGTTACTATTCTTTCGGCATCAAACAAACCTTATTATCGTTTTCAATTTAAAGATTTATTTCCTATCTCTCTTTCCGGTTTTGTTATGTCTGCCACCGATACACCAGATACAATTGTTACGGCAGATGCAACGTTTAGATTTACCTATTACAACGTAGAGAAATTATTTTAAATGTGATATACTCCTAATAGGAGGTATACTATGACCAAACTTGAAGAAATATTACAAATGTGGACTGCGGATTCTAACATTGATCGCACTGAACCGGGTAAAGCATTAATTGATATTCCCAAACTTCATTCAAAATATCTGAACATTCTTTCTTCACATCGGTTATTAGCCAAAGAAGCAGAGTTCAATTATAACAAGTGGCGTAAACTTAAATGGGAATACTATACAGGCAGACTTGATGAAGAAGAACTTGAGAAACGTGGTTGGCAACCATTTCCATACACACTTAAATCTGAGATCAATACATATTTAGAAGCAGATGAAGATATCAACAAGCATTTGGCTAAGAAATTATTACACGAAGAAATTGTTGAAGTGTGTCAAGCCATATTGAAAGAATTGAACAATCGAACATGGGAATTACGTTCGTTTATTGATTGGGAAAAGTTCATACAAGGTGTTTGATTTAAGTTTATATAAACAAAATGAAGCATTTATTAGGTTTGCGTGTGAAAAAGGTATAGCACAAGAACTTGCTGACTACTTTACTTTTTTTGTTCCTGGCTATCAGTTTATGCCAGCATACAAGAATCGATTGTGGGATGGTAAAATAAGACTTGCTGATTTACGTACACACACCATTTACCACGGCTTAGTGCCTTACATTAAAAATTTTTGTGAAGAAAGAGATTACAAACTTGAGGTTGATACTGATGTAAGTAATACAGAGAACTTTTCAGCAATAGAAGCAAATGAGTTTATAGAACAACTTCAATTAGACAAAAGCATTATAACAGAAGGTGTAAGGGAGTATCAATACAAAGCCTTCTTATTTGCCGTAAGAAACAGGAGAATGTTGCTATTATCACCCACTGGATCAGGCAAGTCATTAATACAGTATTTGATACTTAGATATCTTCAATACAAAAACTATAAAAAAGGACTTCTAATTGTTCCTACAACTTCTCTTGTTGAGCAAATGTATTCTGATTTCGAATCTTATGGTTACGATGCCGCAAACAATGCCCATCGACAGTATTCAGGAAAAGATAAACATACAGACAAGTTTTTGACTATTACCACATGGCAATCTATCTACAAGAATCCGCCAGAATACTTTGAGCAATTTGATTTTGTTTTGGGTGATGAAGCACATCAATTCAAAGCAAAGTCATTAACTACTATCATGACTGGCTTAAAGAATGCCAAGTATCGTATTGGTTGTACAGGCACGATTGATGGTACGCAAACACACAAACTGGTACTTGAAGGATTGTTTGGTCCAGTATATCAATCAACTACCACTGTCAAACTCATTGAGAATAAACAACTCGCAGACTTTCGTATCAAATGTTTAGTGTTAAAATATTCAAAAGATGTGTGTAAACTATCTAGAGGCTGGGACTATCAATCTGAGATAGACTACATAGTTAAAAGTACCGCACGAAATGAGTTCATTCGTAATCTAGCATTGTCACTTAAAGGCAATTCACTCGTATTATTTAATCTAGTAGAGAAGCATGGTAAACATCTACACAAAATGATTGAAGAGAAAGCAAAGAATCGCCATGTATTTTTTGTGTATGGTGGTACAGATGTTGATGTACGTGAGCAAGTTCGTACTATTACTGAGAAACAAAATGATGCTATCATCGTCGCATCATATGGTACATTCAGTACAGGTATCAACATACGCAATCTTCACAATGTTGTTTTTGCTTCACCGTCTAAGTCAAGGATAAGAAACTTACAGTCAATCGGTAGAGGTTTGCGAATAGGTGATAATAAAACGGAAGCAGTTCTCTATGACATTGCTGACGATTTTCGTATAGGCAAACATGTGAATTATACCTTGACTCATCTTCAAGACCGTGTTAAGATATACGATGAAGAGAAATTTAAGTACAAGTTTTACAATATAGAGGTCAAGAATGCATAACGTTAAACTTATAAGAATGCAGTCTGGTGAAGATATTATGGCTTCTATGTTTGAGGATGATAACTCAGACCAAATACAACTCAATGAT